AAACTGAAGATTGGTAAGTGCTACTGGGAATATGTCTCTAAACTCCACAACAAATGCTGGATTGTATTGAGAAGTAGCTATGTATAGTTGGGCGTTTGTAAAAATATCATCTTCTGGAGTTGTACGTGCCATTTGATCTGCGTTACCATTATCACGTATCCAAGAATGAATACTGTAATAATTTTTTAGATCCTCGTCAACAATAAATCGCACGACAAGATCCCCAAAGGTGACACCACCTCCAGGGATAAATGGTAGATTCCTAAACGGAGAAGCAACTTCTATAGTTGGCATACTGATGTCAGGAAGATTTGCAGTCTGACAAAAGAAATCTACGCCTTCAAATTTTTCCAACTTCAGAAGATAACCTATTGGATTTAGAAAATTTCTATTCTTAGGTTGTTCTTTATACCACTCTGCTGGCATTTCAAATTCTCAATTTACGAGTTATTTATCCTCGTTGTTCCAGAAGTCATCCCAATCTTTTTGGGAGTCTGTAGCGTCTTCCCATTCTGGTTCATAAAAAGGACAAGGCTCTTCAAATAAAGTTTCCATTTTGATATTGCAAATTTTTTTGTAGAGATACTTTAGATCTAATCCCATTCTTCTTCCTCCTCATCATCCCAAACTTCGTATGGTCCATGCTGCATACGTTTTAGTTTTTCAGTCTCACTTTTAAAAGCAGATGTTTCTGCTAACCATAAAGAAAGTTTCATCACTACAAATACAGCAGCTAATGGTGATAGACAAAGAAGTAAAACTATTGGTGTCTGATTCATGAACTATATTCTTTTAACATTTCAAGAATTCTATTCAACGCATCATGTGCGCCATCATGCCACTCGCCACTTTTGGCGTAATAAGTGCCATTATAGAGTTCATTCTTCATTTTATAAACTCTTGCGAGCATGTCAACTTTACTCATTCTGCTTCGTGGCATTTCTTTGCATGACTATTATACCTACTATTTACAAAAAAAGGGACCCTTTTGGGGTCCCTGTGTGTTGAATTGTGAATACGGATCACATGAGGTTAGCAACACGAACTCTTCTGTAGTACTGGTTGACGTTGTGGGTTAGTGCCTCAGCGTCAGGAGTACCAGCAGTACGCTCAACGAATGGGTTAGCAACCATGCCGTAACGAGTCTTGAAGCCAATCTTTGGCTGGAAGGTGTTAGGATCAATGCTGCGTAGCATCTGGAGGGGAACATATGGGCAGTAGAATAGACCTGCGTCATATGGCGAGGAACCCTTATAACCAACTACGTAGAAGTGGGTGCCAGAAACGTTAGCGGAATAAGGATCAACATAGACCTTGATTCTGCCGTTCATGGTTCCTACTAGTAGGTTACCAGTATCATCAACTTCACCGATGGAAGGACCACCAGCGCCAGTTAGACCTGAGGAGTAGTCAAGAGTACCCGACATAGCGAGAGCAGAAGCAACATCAGCAGAAGTGATGATGAAGTTGCCCTTTCCTCTACGAGTCTCTTGAGCGATTGCGTTAGCATCACGCTCAATCTGGAACATGAGTCCCTTGAACTTCTCAACTGACCAACGACCGTTTGAATCAACGTCGAGGTCAAATACGCCTTGGTTAGCAACGTTGTTCTGAGCACCTTGCTTAGCAACGGTGTAAACTGTACGAACAACTTCACGGTTAATTTCAGCAAGGATCTCGCTTGAAAGAAGGTTAGCGAGTTCCTGCTCAGCATCAAGACCATGGATTGCCTTGAGGTCTTGTGCTAGTTCTAGAGTATACTCAGCACGGAGTGCTCTGGTCTTAGCAGTAACCGCAGTCTTCTCGATGCTGAAGTCCATCTCGTTGAAGAGTAGACCAGCACCAGAACCTAGCTGCTCAGCGTCAGCACGATCAATACCATAAGTTGGGTACTTAGCAGTTACGCCGTCACCCTTGTTGACTCCACCACGCTCGTAGTTACCAACGGTAGTACCGCCGCCAGTTGCGTCGTTGAGGAGACCAGGGTTAGCATCGGTTGAACCACCATCTCCAAGAGGAGCAGCGGGATCGTCATAAGCAGCAGGACCCTGTGAGTTAGCAGAGAAGTTAGCATCAGGCTCGTTGTAGAGTGCCTCAGCACCTGCACGAGTGTTGTAGTGCGACTTCATTGCGAAGATTAGACCTGTAGGACCTGACATTGGCTGAACGCCGCAGATGTCATATGCTACTAGGTTAGGGGCAGCACGACGGATTAGGGAGATCATTACAGGATCGAAACCTGCAAGTCCACCAGTCTTGGTGTCAAGACCTGAACCGCCAAGTGCATTACCACCAGTTGCGCTGATAGCGCCAACGGTGCTTGCCTCGTTCATCATACCACGCTCTTCACGTAGTTGTCTTTCTGTATTTTCTAACAGAACAGCGGTAACAGCCTTTCTATAGTTGTCCTTGATGGCACCAGCGCCTTCATGACCTAGAACAGGGTTCCACTTTTCTGTCAGAGCTTGTGCGTTAAACATTTGTTTGCTCCGATTTAAAAAAGTAGTTTATATTATCAGGAATTCCAGCGGTTAAGTGCTTGAAGATATTGTGCCATTACTGGGTTCATATCTTCGCCTTCTACTGGAGTTTCATCAGCAACCTCTGCGGGGGCAGCGATTGATTCTTTGAAGTAGCTCTCCTTGATAGTCTTGACTTTCTTGGAGAATGATTCTTCAGAAACAAACTCTAGACCCTCTGCGAGAGCTGCGAGTTTTTCTTTTTGAGTATCTGCTAGTCCTTCCGAAACGATGTTCAGAATGTTGAGTTTTGCAGTCTCATTCAGACGATTTTGTAGTTTCACGTTAGCTTTGACCTGTTCGTCAAGGCGCTCTTCCATCTCACGAATTGATTCAGCCATACCCTCTACAACATCGACTTTCTCGTCGGGGATAGAGATGTAATGCTCTTCAAAGAGACCCTTCAGACCTGCGATGAAGTCTTCAGTAATCTCATTTCTGATTCCACGGTCAATAGCAACTTGGTTTTGCTCCATCCATTGACCGATGGCGTAGTTTACTGTGCCGTCTACTTCCTCGGAAAGCTCTGCCTTAGCAGCATCTACTTGCTTATCGAGTTCAGCAGCAAAGTGCTCTACAAGTCTGTCATACTCTTCAGAGATTTTCGCTTTTACAGCAGCTTCAAAAATTGTCTTTGCTTTATCGGCAAATTCTTCTGAGAGTTGTGTGCCCTCTAGGAGAGCAGCAACATCAGCGGAAACATCGAGGGACTCAAACGATGGTTTGATTGGATAACCAACCGCACCACCCATGCTGGTTCCGTATGCTACTTGAGCACCAATTGAAGGTTGTGGATCTTTACCTGGCTTACCAGCAGTTGAGGTAACACTACCATCCTGCGAAACAGGTGCAGCAGCTTTAGCGCCAGGATTCTCTTCCCCGTCATCATCGTGCTCGTTAGGAGTTGTAGAAGTGCCGCCAAGATCAGCAGCAGCTTTCTGTCCAGGAGCAACGCCTGGTTGAATAGTGGGCATAGGATCCTTGCCGCCAGCATTTGAAGTCTGTGCGTCAGAAACCTGAGAGGGTTCACTACCTGTGCCAGGGATAACGTTAGCAGAAACCGTTGGCATAGGATCGCCAGCTTCCACAATCACCTTTTGCTCGGTAACGAACTCCTCAAATTTTTCGTTTAGCATATCTGACATTTGAGTTTACCTCGTAATTTCCGTATAATTATTCTAAGTTTATTTATGAAATCAAAGATTTGAAAGGAAATCCTCAAAAATTCTGAGGGTTCTTTCTTCCAGATCACGACGAGACTCGTCGATGTATCTGCGGTATTTATCTACTTTCGCTTCCTTCAAAATACCGTTATCCCATACCCACTCTTTACCTTCCATGATTCCATTTACAAATGCATCAGGAGCAGAAGGATCTGCTACAATATCAGCAGCAGTAGTAAGCATGAAGTCATCACGAACTATAGAGATTCCTTCCTGCTTATCAATACTTCCCATGCCACGAGAAGATACACCTAATTGCACACCTTCATCTAAAAGTGATTTGGCAATCTTACCCATGGGAGTATCAAGAATTTGTGCCTTGCCAATAAAGTTATTACCTTCAGAGCGGAGACTTACAATTCTATGTGATACTCTATCAAGGTTGATAGTAGGACCATCAGGGTGACCGAGTTCTCCTAAAGCACGCTTGGTCTTTACATACTCTTCGTTATATCTCTCTACCTCACGGTTGAGAACTTCAAATGGGTATCTACGACCATTACGATTTGTTAGTTCTGATTGAAGAAAGACCCCTTCAATATAAAGAAGTTTCTTTCCGTTCTTTTCTTCAGTAAGAATTTGAACGTTTTCAATCTGTTCCGTTATCAGTTTCATCGGTAGTTTCCGTTTCGGTTGGCTCGTCAAAGAATGTATCCGCTACAATCTTTTTATAATCTGCCATAGCATCTGATGCTCTAGCAAATAAAAGATCGTGAATGGCATCAATTGCTGATGCTCTGTCGCTGTCGTTGATTTTATTAACAATATCAACGACACCCGTTTCAGTATTTTGTTCTGACATTATAATAATTCAATATAATTTATTTAGACTTTGGAGTAGGTTTAGGTTGTGCTTTCATTTTTTGCATCTCTCTATCTAGATTTGCATCCGCAGCTTCTGCTTCTCTATCTGCACTATCATCTGCTTGCATACTTTGAATCTCAGGTTGGAATGATGTATTCTGACGATCCATAGTATCAAACATATTTGCTTGAGCTGGATCCATAGCAATACCAGAATCAATTTCTTTTTTCATCTGCTTATCCATCTCAATATATTCTTTGTCACGCTGACCGAGAATAGTGCGACGTACATATTCAACAGAGAAATACTTTCCTACAAAAGGATCCATCTGAGTTACAGACATCATTCTTTGATTCATCATTTCAATTTCTTTTAGTTCGTTGAAATGATTATCAAAGAGATAGTCATACTGAATATGCTCCTTCATATCATCCCAATCTTCTGGTGAGATGATACCTTTGAGGATCAGTTGAGTCTTGAGAATATCGTGGAATAGTTCCGAGAATCTCTTGCGAAGACGACCGATGAACTTAGCAAACTTGAGTTCGTCTCTAAGAACCTCTGTGGTCTTACCAAGATTAAACCCTTTGTTGTCATCCGTAAGGCGGGAAGGTGGTAAGTTGAGTGAGTTGTAAAGTTTCTTTTTGAAATACTCAACATCCTTGAGTTCACCAAGGTTTTGACCGCCTGGGAGTGTAGTGATTTCAGTTCCTCTGCCACCCTCACGGCGAGGTAGCCAGAAGTCCTCAAGCATAGACATATGCTTTTTATCATCACGCATCTCTCCTGTAGTAGCATCATAAACAAGTTTATTTCTGTAACGTGCCATCACGTCACGGAGATATTGTTCTGCTTTTACCTTAGGTAAATTACCAACATCAATATAGAAAATTCTACGTTCTGGAGCACGAGACAATCTATAGATAACAAGTGAATCCTCAATCATTCTCAATTGATTGAGAGACTTGATTGCCTTATGAAGGAAACCAAGAACCATTCTTTTGTTTAAATCTTGTAGTCCTGAAGGAACAAAAGTGATTGAATCAACTGCCATCTTCACACCTTGTGAAAGTGACATATCACCAACTGGTCCTAGAACACCACCCTTATAAAATCCTTTTGG